AACAAGTCTTTGACACCAGTTTCTGCTATTGTCCTTGCATAGCTCTCGATTTTCTGTTGTGCGCCTTGAGTCGTTGCTGCGACAGCACTAGCTGTTGAACTCTGTAAAGCATTGGCATCAAGACCCATAGATGCCTTTGACATACCAGTTCTGTTTTCTTTGATATCGTCTACATATTCCAATAAGGGTTGGATTTCTCTTCCAACACCTGCACTTGAATTAAGTGGTTGTACTGCACCTGCTGATCTTGTCCTGATAACAGATCCTGCTGTTGATGACATTAGATCATCAAGATTGACCTGACCTTCCACAGCAACAATCTTTGGCATAACTGACAAGTATGTGCTGTCTAAATACTGTCTCATCAAAGTTGACTTGATAACTTGCAAGTCCTCGGTTAGATCATATATCGACCTGCCGATCAATCTGTGAGGCATGATAATAGGGGTAACGACAGCAAAGGGGAGGTACGTTGTCAGTTCGTTTTCAAGGATTTTATCACCACTCGATCCTATGGCTAAAACCCTTCTTAGTTCACTAATACCATCCTGATCAAAGTCCGTTTTAATTACACAATCATAAACCGGAACTTGTTTTTGTGATGGATCAGCAGGTTCTGTTTGGTTGTTGTTTTCTAAATCACCAAATCTTTTTGATACCTCTTCTTCTCTGTCTAAATCCTCATAGCCTACATACTGCTCAATCATATCTCTGTCATAGCCTAGCGAGACTAAATCAGATACTGTCATTGATGTTCTATGAGCAATAAAATAGGCATCTTCTAAAGATTTTGCCTTTTTATTTATTAAAAATTCTTCAGGTGGCACATTGTCAATTTTAACCTTACCACTTTTCTTTCTTACCTTAACTTTGAGATTATAGCTTTGTACTACCTCAACAACCTCATTTTGAGATGTAAATTCTTCACCAAAATTTTCCTCTCTGCTGACAATCTCTATATCAGGGTTTTGCAGCAGTAATGTTATTTCATCTTCTGTAAGGTTTTCGTATTCTTCTTCCTGAACTAATACTGTTTCATCATAATAAAATTTAACAATACCAAGCCTGAATAACAAAGCATCCTTAAACCACTGGTAAAAAATCTTATACCCATCATTGTCTGAATTGATAATATGATTAACGTAATCTGTCATCATATCTGCTCTTTCAACATCTTCAGCAGTTTTTGGAGAAAATCTTACATACTTATCACTAGCTGTAAAAATTCTCATCAGGGATGGCATAATCTGATCTACACAATCAGCAACCTCAGTTAGAACGACTTGTGAACGACCTTCGATTTCATTGCCGATAGGTTGACCAAGATACATATCCATAGCTCGTAATCTGTCAGCAGAATACTCACTGTCAAAATGATTTATGCTATCTGTTATTTCACTGGATATGATGGAGGCTAACTGCTCTTCACTCATCTCTGCCATTACTTTGACCTTCTTTTTTGATATTTCTTATAGATAGCTTGGTCAGCTTTCCTAGCTCCACCACCCTTCATATAAGAATTAACTCTGCCCATAGACCAAGCATTCATACTGACGTTTCTTGACCCTGCACCCAAGTATGCACCTTGTCCTTTACGATACACCTCAGTTAGCTCACCTTGAAAAAACCTTGATTTATCGGCTTTATTTTTTAGAGCTTTTCTTACTTTTTCGCTTAGTGGTTTTCTTGCGACCATCTTGTGCTACCCTTGATTTTATCACTGAGGGGATATCTATAAACTCACCTCGTTTATATTTCATTGCAGTGCTGAGTATCTCCTGCTCTTTCTTTTTCGGAGACTTTGCACCTTTTAAATATTTTTTTGGAACACCCTTTTTTGTCTTGGGTACTTTTCTAAACTTTGGCACTTTTCTTTTTCTTCTTCTTTTTATTAAGCTTTTTGAAGTCAGCAGCAGTTATCTTTGTTCTTGGTTTTGCTACTTGAGCTAACTTTTTTTGCTTTGAGGAATACTTGGAAAATGGCATTATTTCTTCTTTTTCATAGATTTTTTCTTGCCATTAGCCTTTTTCTTGCCTTTTTTCTTGTTCCCATGATACATGATTTTCTCCTTTAAAATCCAAGGCACAACACCTGAAGTTTGACTTACACATTTTATGTGTCACACAAGGTCTGCACTTTTTAAATTTTATTTTTTTTGGGTTTCTTAAATAGGTAAATACAATCATTTCTTGTTAGCGATATCGTATTCCCTTCGCTGCTTTGGAGACATTGCATCATAAGCAGTGCCTTCAGGCATTTCTGCCTTCTTTACCTCTGCCTCTGCTGTCACCTCAACTTTAAGCTCTTTATCTTCACTCTTAGGTTTTCTAGCCATGATAAACTCCTTTTAACAGTTCCAAGCTTTCCTTGACCAGTAATTAGCCGAAAACTTGTCTTTTGCACCCTTGATCCCACTGGATCTTGAGCAATAATTTTTTTTTCTACTCGGTATATTTTTTTTAATACTCATATTAGGGTCACCAAACCTTACAAGCTTGACCTCATCACCTTTTTTAGCCAAAACAACACTTTTTTTCTTACCAGTGTTTGCCCTTTTTGGCTTATTAAAACCTGAAAATGTCTCACCTCTATAAGATAACCGACCTGAAGGTGTTTTCTTTACATCACTCGCCTTCATCTATTTCCTCAATCTGTATATTTGCACAAAATTCTAAAAATTTTTCCTTGCTCATACCTGAATTAACAGCAGATTTAGCCATGCCAACCATACAAATGTGCATCATCTCTTCCCAATCAATCTCATATTCAGATTGTATCAATGCCATCTGCTCAAACAGACACTCAATAGCAATATCTACACTGTCTTTTTTCCTATTAGGAAATAAAATAACATTACTCAAACAACCCACCTTAAATCAGGCTTTACTGTCATTTTACTAGACCATTTAGATTGCGATCCTGATGCCAAAGCTCCATCTCCTGCAAACGTCAAAACAAAACTGTCAGCTACGTCACAAGAACGACCACCATTGCGCCTTTTGATCTCATCTTTAGCCTCAATCTTTAACTTACCAGTAGATAAATATTTATATCGAATATTTGTTAACTCAGAGATCAAAACATCATCTTGAGGTATATGAACATCCCTTCCCTCAAAAAAACTGCGACAATTCCAGTATAACTCATCCCTCAATCGCATAAACTTATCCTTCATTGATGGACTTTCTGAAACTGCAATCCCAATAGCAGGTAAATCCAACTCAGATAAACGATCAGCTAATCCTGCACCTATACCAATACTATCAACATAAATAAACTCAGGTCTGTCTTCCCACCTCGTCAACTCATACTCATTGACAATAATACCGGCTAACTCCATCAAGTCTTTCTTAGTCCAACTCTTTACCGGCTCTAATAAAACCTGACCTTTCCTCTTAGCCAAACAAGACCTGTCATCACCCATCCTTGCAGGGTCTACACCCCAAACAACACTCGTTGTCGGTGATGGCTCAATATCCCTCTTTGTAGCTGCCTCAACCAAATGTAATGGCAACAATACATCATCAGATTGCAAAGGAAACTCACCAAGTACCCTTACCCTGAAAATATTACTATCTTCTCCATACTTCCTTGCCATATCACTGACAAAATTTTCATCCACATAATCACTATCCCTACAAGAAACAGTGAAACACTTCCAACTATCCCTCATACTATGAAAACTCTCATAGAAATAACCATCAGACCTCGTAGGATTGCCAGTCATAACAGTTTTAGCACCCTTGGTACTCATACTGCCCTCACCAACCTCAAACACTACATTCGGTATCCCTGAAGCCTCCTCACAGATAAATAACATATTCTCACTATGAAACCCCTGCAGTGCCTCCGGTGTCTCACGTCTACTCGTTCTAAAGCTTGCAAAACTGTCAAAAACACCCTTCAAAGATATCTTGTCACTCTTAATCTCAAGCTGATTGTAAAATGCATCAGGCAACCTCTTTGCCCACTTATTTATCTCACTCCACAATACATCATTCAACTGATGAGCAGTATTCGCAGTTATCGCAATCTTGCATGGATAATGGGTCAATAACCACCATAACGTCAACCAGGACAAATAAGCACTCTTGCCAACACCATGACCACTCTTCACAGTAATACGATCATACTCAACAACAGACTTCAATGCCTCTCTCTGCCATTTCTGAGGAGTTGCACCAAGGACACTCTCAACAAATAACACTGGATCTTTTCTTAGTTTTAAAAGGGTCTGTTCTAAATTCTGCATCATTTTATGAGGGGTATATACAACTAGACCTACACCCATGCCTTTTTGCAAGGGGGGGGGTGCAGCAAATAATATATGTTTAGCTATGGATCTATAGCCAAACCATCCCTAACCTATTGTTATTGTTACATTTACGTCAGGCTATTATCCTGACATAGCCTTTTTAAGAGTGCTTTTCTCACGTGCGTGTAAAGGTGATGGTAGCTTGTCTTTGTCTTCCTCAACCAGTTTCAACTCCACATTCTTCAGAGCATCAACCAATGTCTCACCTACCTCATGCTCCACTTGCATCCTATCTCCAAAGTTCTTTGGTGACATTCTAGCTGCTGTCCACTTAAACAGATCACCTGCAACTCTAGCATTATTATAATCAATATCTCCTCTGAGAACAGCAGTAGCTAACTCAGCTACCTTTTCTCCATAGAAGTTCCCTCTCTCTTCTCTAGCCTCATCATATCGCCTCCTGAAGTCAGGATCATTTCTTATCCATCTATGGATTGTTTCTCTTGGTGGAACACCATCCAACTTACAGATCGAATGCAGAGACATACCATCACAGATACATCTCAATATCCTATCTTCCAATTCAGGTGTTTGCTTAGAATTAGTTTTGTAAGGTCTGGCCATAGTTCCAATAATGTTTGTGAAATTTCATCAATGGGCAATTTCCCATTCTGTTAAAACACTACCAAACAGAGTTCCCTTCGTCAACTATATTACTTTATTACTTGCATTATTACCTTATATGCATAAAATAGGTAATATATATTACTTTGAGGAGTTTATGATGTTACACAAAAATATTATTAGACACATTCAGGAAGCCACCCCAAAAAAAGAAGAGGGAATGGTATTGAACCTAATCAGGGAAAGCTTATCAGCTATAGCTTTTCTATTCTTTTGCATGACATTGATATTCGTTTGGGTTGCTTTCTAGTCAATTGAAAGTATCTAACTGGGATAATGGTTTATCACCTGAAGAACAAGCTATCATGGATGATAGATGGGAAAAGCTATTAGCAAAAGTCAAAGAGATTGACCCAGTTTTGTATAAAAAAATACAAGATGAAAGCTTAGAATATTTCCTAACGGATAATGAACCGACAAAACAAACAGAAAATAATCAATTTAATTTTCACTTTTAAAATTCTTGAATACATCAACGAGTTCATCCAAAGCTATCCTAAAAAACTCAGGTGCAGCTTTCTTGGCTCGTTTGTTGTATCTTGCCCAATCTGATGCAGAGTAATTTTCTATAACCACTGCTCTTAGAATACTAAACGTAATCTTTCCCATTTTATCAGCAATTTTATTATAATCAGCTATACAAGCAGATTGCCTCTCACTCATATCTGAAGAACTGTAACCTATCAACAAAGGATCATACTTGATTGTAACAGATTGTCTAAA